ATGAACCCGACACACCAAAGAATACTAAAGACCTTCATGGGAGCCAATGCACCTATTACACCAGACGACTGCGCCCACACAATGGGGACGTGGACATGCTCCATTACTGAGGCGTTTAACCAGCTTGTGGACACGTTCAACTATCTGGAAAGTCTATGGGATGGCGAGGACTTCGAGAGCACATGCTATAGACTGACAGAGCAGGGGAAAGCCGCAGCGTCTAGCCTCACCTAGGAGGACGAAGGTAGCAAAAGGCCGGCACAACCTGCCGGCCTTTTTCATACACAAAATTCCCCGTTCGCTCCGCTCTCTGTGTGGACTCATAGGCGACACAGGAGCGAGGGCAAAGGCTGATCAATGGCTCATGCTAAGAAGGCCGAATGTCATTTAATGGTAGCTTCGATAAGGATAATCAATTCCTCTTGTGATGTATCGCGATTACGGACCTCGAAAAAGCGCCCGATAAATGGCACCTTGCGAAGCCGAGACACCCCGCGCTCTTTTCGCTGGTTGGAACTGGAGACGATGCCGCCCAGCGCAACGGTTGAGCCGCTATCTAGAAGGACCTCAGTAGTTAGGGACTGACTTCCAATATTTGGCACCTGATTTCCGGAGATGGTAGCAGAGCCGGTAATCGTGTCATTTGTCTGCTTAATCTTGAGCGTGATTTGATCCTGAGAATTAACCAGCGCTTCGATTGTAAGCCTCATTACAACATCCTGATAGGCGACGGTTGCAGACGTTGACGCCTGAGAATTTGAGGTTGTCAAAACGCTATTAGGATAAGCAACCCGGGCACCGCTTGAAATCTCAGCAGTAGCCCCAGAACGGACAAAGAGAGAAGGCCTTGAGTCAGTGCGAAATTCTGAATCCTCATCTACAAGCCTTATGTAGCGCGAGAGTGACCCGAGTTGACCGTAGAGACTCAGGGAAGCAGCCTTAGATTTGACAGGAACGAGAAGAGAGCGAGAGCCATTGTTGCCCGCGCTGGTATCGTCTAGAAGGCTAAGGAAATCAAGGCCGGTTGAGTAGGTGCCGCCTAGCTGAACGTGGCCAATCACGGCACGAATAGAAACGAGACGGGCGGGGGAATCCATTGTGGAAACGAAGGCCTTAGCGACAACAAGCTGAGCACGCGACCCGGTGAAATGCAGGGAGTTGTCAGGAGCAGCAAAAACAGAAGGAGCAGCACGATTGACGAAGTTTGATTGCTGAGGAGGAGCTTGCTGGATTACGCCAGCACCCTGAGAAGGGAACGCATTTATTGAGGGAACTACAGGCGCAGCAGTAGGCACAACGGGAGAAGCCGAGGCAGCGAAGAGAGCCGGAAAACTAGTGACCAAGTCAGCAGCGGAAGCAAAGCGCAGTGTGATGCGCTCCGAAACGATTTCTTGCCCAAGCGAGAGCAAGGGGCCGCTATCTTCCAGCAGGTCCAAAGAGTCACCAACCGGCCTGATGGAGTAGCCAGCAGCAGAAAGCAAAGCAGGCAAGATTAATTTCATTTCTGCGGGACTCGCAGACAAGGGGCCGAGGTGGATTTCTCTGCCCTGAGCCTGAGGCGAGACAATGAGAGTGCGCCCGAAAACTTCCGCGTAGATGGGGCAGACGGAGTGAACCGGTTGTGATTTTGCAGTTATTTCTATCTCATTCGGGACCAAAGCCGCCGCCGCTGAAAATGCGCCGCACAAGTATAAGAACATGCCCGAGCAGCCAAGCAAAGAAGAAGGCCGAGATGATTTGCGTGATAATGTGTGCTGTAACATCCATTTTTATTGTGTCTGATTTTCAAGGGTTGCGACGACTGAGCCGCGAAAGAGTAGGACAACGCCGGTAGGTGTTTCGTTAGCGGAATCTATAATCCGTTGACCACGCTTAGGATTGAAAGAGAAAACGCGCCCGAGGTTGTCATAGTAAGTCAAAGGAACTTCACGACGAGCCACGATGAAAGGAGCGACAGGACGCGGAGGAGCAGAAGGGGAGCCAGAAGGGGAAGCCGTGGAATCCTCTTTTGCTTTAGCCTCGAAATGAGCAGCAGTGCCCTTTAAAGCGGCTGGAGTGCGGTAGACCATATAAACAGCCGTCCCGAAGAGGCCAAGGATTAGAAACATAAACAGCCACACAACAGGACTCAGGCGAGCACGCTGGACCTTTCTGGATGCGTCCCGCTTGATGCCGATCTTATCACCCTCGCCATGCGTCTTATAAATGCGTGCAGCGTCAGGACGAAACCGAGCGAAGGAAGCAGAGAGGACAGCCCCCTTGTCTGGTGATAGCCACAACCTGCGAAAGTTACCGACGAAGGGCGCAATGATAGGACCCACCCCAGGTATATTACGAACGTTGACACACTTGATAATAGACTGCGCAACCTTGCGAATGGATGCGTCTATATTCGTTGCAGACTGAGAAATAAAATAGATGTCAATACCAATCTGGCGAGACATGACCACGAACTCAAAAAGGGCGCGATTTTTACGCCTGTTTTCAACCTGATCATACGCGTGGAATTGCAAAGCAGCTTCGTCAATTATAACGAGATTTTCGGCGCCTTCTTCACCGCCTACAATAATCTCAGAAACGAGCTTTTCGGAACCATCCTCTTGTTTTTCCTTTCTGGCCCAGAGTTCAGTGTTTTTGGGAAGCTTGACGTGATGGTCTGCCCAGCCTTCCCGCTCTAATTCCTCATCAATAAAGGGGAGGTTACTGTGAACCCAGCCGCCCGCCTTCCAGCACTCTATTGCCCGCTCGACAGCATAGATAGACTTGCCGCCGCCCATAGTGCCTACAATGATGTCTAGGCCCATAGGGGTTAGAATGGCATCATGGCACGCACGAAGCGAGCAACGAAAGCGAGTTTTCGAAAGGTGAAGAGTGCGAGAACCATAGTCAGCGCCTCAGAGATGGGGAAAAACCGATTCGCGAGCGCCAAGAATCCTGATGTGGGGTTGCCAGCCAGATAGACTGACAGGCCGTTGAGATAGGCAACCACTGCGTCGTAGTTTGAACTATAGACCGCATAGAGAGAGAGCAGCCCAGCGAAAGGGGCGAGCCATGGAAAGAGTTTGGACACTGCCGTCCAAATCTTGGCAACCATGGCTTTAAGGCCGCCCATCATGTAAATTAGAGTAAGCATATTTTCGAGTAGTTGACTACTTGGAGAAAGATTCTTTCAGGATGGAAAAGGACTGCCAGACGAACATTATCGTCAAAGCCCAGCGCAGGAACTCACGAACGGAGGCGATCAAATCCGAAAACATTTCAAGGTTTACATACTGCGCACCGATCATGGGGAAATCGAAGGAGTATGCAAGGGTGCCCGTGCCTACTGATGTTCCAAGGCCAAGAGAGGAAACCAGACCGCTAAGAGCTGCCCCCATTGTGGTTGCCCTCCCAGGTATCGAAGCAACGAAGTTGAGCGAGTCAGCAGTAGCAACCGTAATGGGGTCACCGCCCGTTGAATCGCCAGCCCCGCCCTCTTTTATGTCCTTGAGAATTGAATTTGTATCTTCAATGGCATTTTTAATAGCGTCACCAGATGTTTTAGTCTGATTCGTGCCGCGCTTCATTTCTTCCGTTAGATTCTTGTCTAAATCAGATATGTCTTTTGAACTCGCGCCGGTTGTCGCGGTTGACATTGTATTGTGTGCAGCCGCCGCTTGTGAATCACTCGCAGCTTGCGCCGTCTTTTGATTGTTAACCTCAGGAGTGCCGGGGGTCAAAGGGGCCGCAGCTTGAGGCGTAGAGTTAGCCGTAGCAAGAGGCCCAATAGGCCTATAACGCTTGTCAAGGTCGTCAGGGGAGCCGGGGGAAAGCTCAGGGTCCTGAGCGAGATTTTCGAGAACCTCCACAGCGTTCAAAGAGAAGGGAGCAGTATGTGTAACGGTGATGGTCCGAGAAGCGCCCGCAGCGACTTCTACCACTTGATCATACATCTTGGCATGTGGTTCAGAATCCTCAATACCCACGATGCGGAAGAGCTTGACCTGAAGAGCGCCAACGGGACAGCTTACAGTGATAGATGCCTTGTAGGAACGAACCTCAGGCTGGTTAGTGGTTGGATTTGCGGGAGTGCCGTCAGGGTTTGAAGGTTGCCCGCCGATATAGGGGCCAGTGCCTGAAAATTGAGGCTCATTCCCGCCAACCTCATACGCAGAAATCCATCCCATAGGTTGCCAGTCAGCATGCCCGTTATGGGAGCCGGTTGAGTAAAGCCCGCCATAGGCAGCACCCCATGCCACATAGAAATCTTGGGACATCGTTGTGCTGTAGAAAACGCCATTAAGATCCCAAGTATTTGCGCTTGTTCCCGCTGGATTATTTGCGCTCGTATCAGCAATTTTTACGTCAGAGGAATTGAAAATAAAGCATTTCCACGACCAACCAGCTAAGCCGGTATCTTTAGGAGCGACAAGTGCGGTCTGGTCAGCTCGAAACGTTGCAGAGTAAGCAGACGGAGCGATGAGACAGAAGAAAATGAAGCAAAGGTTTTTCATATTCTGAACCTTGCGCAAATGAGGCCGAGCAAGAAGGCGAATGCTAAAAGGGGGTCATGTAAATCCATCATTCTAGGCGTGAATTCGAGTAACTGAAAAGCAGCGCCGGAGGATACCAAGACGCCTCCCGTGAAGGTTGTGCCGCCAATGGTTACAGAGTGACAGTCAAATTCAAGAGGACCGGTAATGGTTGCAGCCCCTGAGGGGCCGTTGACCGTGACGGTTGAAGAGTCGTTTATTTGGCAGTGTGTAATCATGTGGATATAAAAAAAGGGGAGCCAGGTTAACTGACTCCCCCTTCTTCCCCGGTGAATTACGCGCCGAAGATTTTGCGGAGGAACTTGTAGGCGACGAAGAGCGCCAGCAGGCCCGCAGCAGCCGTAAGGGCCGCAGTGACAGGCGTCCCGAAGCCCGTCAGAGTGGTTGCAGCGTCATCGAGAGGACCTGCGGCCATGGCGGAACCTGCGGAGATGGCGAGCAGAGGGAGGATGTAGACGATTTTCTTCATATTGCGGTGTGTGTTTGGTTACTGAACGACCCTTGATGCGGAGTTCCCTGCAGGGTGAGACAGGAAAGAGAAAATTTAGGAATCCAGACATAGTGTGACCTTCAAGCACCTCTTAGGACACTGGCGGCTCGCTTCGCTCGCTCGCCAGTGCCCTAAGAGGAACCGTTAAAGGCTGCTACTAAAGCTTATTACTCTTGCTGAGAACATAAGGAGAAGACTTGTCAGCCCTCATCCATGCAGGACGCTGGAGCGCCTTTGATGTTCCAAACGAAGTAGTAAGCTTTGATAGCTCGCGGCTACTGCCACGCCTTGCGGTAGTGTCACACGTGCGAGATTTCGCGATTCCGTGTGCTCGACAGCCCATACCCCTACGGACAGCAGCGCCCCATTTTCCAAGAGCGCTATGTGAGGTAATCAGGAGGGTTCCAGATTGATCGACGAACTTGGAAAGCTCGTAATCGTTCGCGCCTGCTTTTGACGCTTCGCTCAAGCCCTTGAGCACATATCCGACCCCATCGAGGACGGCAGAATACGTTCTAATCCGAGCAATACCACCGCCAAGCTTTTCCCATGCATCCTGTTGCCAGAAGCATTCTGTGCGGTTGACCCGTTTAATATCTAGACCACTAAGGAGCAGATGAAAATGCACGCGCCCGGTTCCCTCTCCTAGCTCGCTACGTGCCACCCAAAGGAGCCGCGAAAAGTGGACGGGGGCGAGCCGTTGAGACTGGCCCCCTTTTTCCACCTTCGCAGACTCAGCTAGGGCACGCAACCACGCGAAGAGCATCTTTAGCCTTACAGCTTCTGATGGTATGGGATTGCTAAAGGTGAGGGTGACAAAGAATTGCCACTCCTCAAGCCTCGCGTTGTATTCAATCCCATTCATTACGGTGCGTTTCTCGATCCGTTTAGGCAGCACGAAGCGCGTTGTAGTGCTCGTGCCCATACATGATTTGACCAATCACGAAAGGCATACCAGAGAACTCCCGAAGGCGTTCAACTGTGATTGTGGCCGGTTGGTCCTGCAAATCTTCTCCCTTTGTCGCTTTCTTGCAGTCTGCGACGATTGCCGCCAACTGTTCAGGAGTGACTTTGATCATGGCAGTGCCCTGAAGCCGAGGCCCACGGGTTTTGTCAGTGACCAGAATGGAGATGGAAGCAGGATAGACCGTGCCGTTTTTGCCTGTGTTAGCCGGTTCATGCCGGACTGATTCAATTGATGCTTTAAAGAACAT